GCTGCATGGTCGTTAATCGTATGAAACAAGAGTTGCCAATTGATGAATTTTGGAGAATTTGTAAAAGTGTCGCAGAAAATAATTCAATAAAAGATTTGAGTGTCTATTGAAATATGTTGCAGTGCAACATATATATACATTCTAACAAGGAGATAAACATGGAAAAACTATTTCAAATACCTGCATACAGTGAAGTAAAAACGTTCTGGTCTAATTACTTTGGTAATGTACAGAAGTTTTACACTGATTTTGCAGAAGATATTGTAAAATCATTTAAGAAATAAGCACTATATTAGTGATTTGCTATATGCCTGACAGCTTTCAGGCATATACCGCAAAAAATAAGGCCTTTACGGGGCTTTATCCCATATAATTTTTTGTATATCTGGCCTTCGGGGAGGTAGAATATGGCAAAGAAAAAAGAAACAATCCAAGACATTATTGATAGAATTGAAGAGGATATAATTACTTTACGTGATAAAGCAATTGAACTCGAAGATTCTGCGTGTGATCATGACGAAGATGATTACGAAGATGACGAGGATGAGGATGAAGAAGAATAGTTGCATTATTGCAACAGGTTACCCGATCGGTATGGGTATACCCGTGAGCAACGGGTAAGGTATGGTTGACCACGGATCACGGACCGTGATATAAATATCACACCTACCTTTTGTTAGTTATGGTGGGCTGATTCGTTCAGCTCACCGACTAACGAAAACCAAGTAAATACACAAATTTCAGCTATGTATATAGATACATTAGACCTTTTCATGTCACTACACAAAAATAAACTCAAAAGTACACTGACAAGCTGAAAACATCAAATAAGATATATATACCAACAGTTATTCTTTCAGCATACTACCCTGAAAGTACACTGAACACTAAATTCAATATATTTAATAAAAACAATATTAATAATCAATATTGTAAACATATCTGTACTATTACTCTACTGGACAAGAAAACTTTTTTTACCTTTGTTGTATTATTTACATGGAGATATCTATATAATAACTAAAAATCTATGGAAAATTTAGTTCAAGAAGTCAAAGCAAATCTAAAAGGAGCTGAATTGTTAACGGGTAAGCAACGTGCGTTTGCAGAATTCTATGTTACCAATTACCCTGATTGCACTAAACAAGAAGCTGCTCGTCACGCTGGATATGCTGAGACTACAACTGGTAAGTGGGGAAGTCTCTTAACAAACCCAGATAAATTTCCTCATGTTGTTGCATATATCGAAAGATTGCGCGATATGAAAACAAATACCTATAAAGATTATCTTAGACATTTAAAAAGATTAGATTCATTATCTAAAAAAGCCGAAGACAAAAACCAGTTAGCTGCCGCAATCAATGCAGAGTTTAGACTAGGTCAAGCAGCAGGCTTTTACATTGATCGAAAAGAGATTAAAGTCCAGGACTTGTCTGCAATGACAAAAGACGAATTAATCAAAACAATCAATGAGCTTAAAGATGAGATACCGTTTGAAAAAGTCCTCGAAATCGAGGATGAAAAAGAATCAAGTTAAAGAAGATTTTTGGGTACAGTTTAACAGAGTACACAATAAGCACTTAAACATGTCTATGGGTGCGGTGGAGATTAAAATTAATGAAAAAAAAAATTAAAATAGGCTACGAAGATATTATAATTAATATAATAAACTTCGAGACAGCAGACAAAAAAGATGATAATGTTTTAGGTGAATATGACAGTAGTAACGCTAAGATCGATATCCAGAAAGAACAAAATGCAAGATCAGAGGCAAACACCCTCTTGCACGAAGTCATTCACGCTTGTGTCTATCAAACCGGACTCAACTCGCAAGGAAATCTACTTTCCAAAGAAGAAAACGAGGAACTAATTGTTAACGCAATCTCTAATTCCCTTTCTCAAGTGTTTAGAGATAACAAATGGTTTTTACCCTATCTGCAAACGCAATTAGTAAACGGAAAATTCGATGCCAAAAGAAGAATCGAAGCTGTATCAAAAAATAAAAAAAGCGTTGCCAAACGTACACTTTCAAAGAATCGAAACTAATATTGGATTAGGCATTCCTGATGTGAATGGATGCTATCAAGGCACTGAATTTTGGCTTGAGTTAAAGGTAAAAAAGAGAAAGCAAACTCCGCTAACTAAATACCAAAAAGCGTGGATTGTAAAACGTGGTTCTGCTGGTGGTAAAGTATTTATCTTAAATTACGACCTCAGGCAGAGAGACGCAAAACTTTACGACTACAACTCTTGCTTGCACCGTGATCCGTTCGCCACGTTTCCCGTTTCCCATTTCCCGCACCCCGTTTCGTGGCCCGCGGTTCTTAATAAGATAATCACCCATCCCGGCCTCCCTTCCAGGCAGCAGGAAGCTGGTTCGAAAATAATAAAAAAATAATGCTTGACTTCATATCCCACGATGATTATATCCGTGGTAGGTAGCTCGACATCCTCTAAATAATTAGCTCCTGTTTAGCGTCCGTTGGGCTACCGTTCTCAAACTCCCATTCCCGTTTCCCATTCCCGTTTCTCAACCATGATCCATGAACAATGAATCACGGCTCAGGACGCTGGCAGCTCACCAGAGTCTGATGGTCGTTGCGCTACAAGCTGTGGCGCAGTGGAAAAATATTTTAAAAATAAACTTGACATTAAGAATTACCTATCTTATATACATGGGAGAGTGGGGGCTAACTGGGATTGACCTGTATCCCCATTCGCAAACAAAAACAAAAGGAGCTAGAATGACTAAAAAATACAAAGTGGTAATTCAATGGGGGCTGACAACGTTACCTGACAGCGAAGTTAAGACATATTACTTTGAAACCGAAAAGGAAATGGAATCGTTTCTTGATGGTGTTCACGAAGCTAGTGGTTGGTTGGATTATGAGATCAAAGAAGAGGGACGCAATGACTAAAGAAAAAGCTGAGGTAATTCTTGATTACGTGATCAGATGGCTGGATGATAATATTGACGATGCCCCGTTGGAAGGTGTTTCGGAGGACAGCGCTAACTTAAAAGAAAAAATTAAGCAGGCTCAGGATCCACGGATAACGGTTGCTGATATAGAAAGTGGGATATTTTAATGAAAAAGAAAAAAGATCTTGTGTGGGGTTGGGTGGATGATAATCATATCTCTATCCTTTGGAACATTGATGATGTGAAGCGTCAAGCCGAAATTAGTGGCCTTAAGCTTACAAAGGCAGAATGCCGTGAGGTTCTTGATGCGTGTTTAGATGGCCATGATGCAAACATAGGCATCTCGTGGGATATCTTGGATTACCATATTTGTAATTTGTTCGGTGATCGAATAGGAAAAGCGGCATAGTCCCGCTCCCGTTCCCGTGCTTTTGTTTTTAATAGTATTAGCTGCCTTGTTGGTCTTCACTACCACTGGGCAGCTGGCGTTGCTGTTTCTGTTGATTTGGTTGATGTAGCCCCGTTCCCGTATCCCGTTCCCGTTTCCGTGATCCTGATTTATCAATGATGAGTTCACCATCAGGCAGGGACAGACCAGCGTGGAAGCTCCTGTTGTCAAGCTGAAGATACTGTGAATTATTTTTTTAAATACAACTAAAAAGTTATTGACTATAAAAACATCTCATATATATAAGATAATAAATAAACAACATAAGGAGCGTGTATGGGTATGGACGTGTACGGTTTAAATCCGAAACTAAAATCGGAAAAACCAAAACTAATAAACTGGGATACTGCCAGTGAAAAAGAAAGAGACGATTATTTCGAACAGATGAACAAGTTCGAGGAAGAAAATAAAGGTTATTATTTTCGAAACAACGTGTGGCATTGGCGACCGTTGGCAGATTATATAATCGAGTTCACTGGGTGCGTCGAGGAAGATGATGTTGACCGTTGGCACGAGAACGGCGGTTTCAAGGTCAGAGATACCGACGCAAAAGAAATTGCCAAGCAATTAAAATACTTAATTGATACTGGGCATACAAAAACCTATGCTGAAAAGCACATGGAAAAGCTAAAAAAGGCACGTGAACACAACGAGAAGATAGATGCGGAATCTGAAAAGTTCCATGAA